AAAGGCTGCAGAACTGCTTGGTAAAAGATACAGGCTGTTCACCGATAAGGTCGAAGTTGAAGGAGTATTACCTGTCATGATAGTGGGTGAGGACGAGCTTGAAGAGTAGGAAGGTCAGACTGCCTGACGTAGTCGGAAAAGGTTATAAAGATTTTTGGAATTTTAAAGGCAGATACAAAGTTGTCAAGGGCTCAAGGGCAAGTAAGAAAAGCAAGACGATTGCTTTATGGATAATTTACAGCATGATGAAGTACAGAGGTGCGAATACTTTAGTAGTCCGTAAAGTGTACAGGACTCTTAAGGACAGCTGTTATTCGGATTTAAGATGGGCAATAAACAGACTGGGCGTACTTGAGTATTGGGAGTTTAAAGAAAGCCCACTTGAGATAACATATAAACCCACAGGACAAAAGATTTTATTCAGAGGATTTGACGATCCTCTTAAAATAACTTCAATATCAGTATCAGAGGGAGTTTTGTGCTGGTGCTGGTGTGAAGAGGCATATGAGATAAACAGGGAACAGGATTTCAATATGCTTGATGAGAGTATCAGAGGTATTGTAGAACCACCTCTGTTTAAGCAGTTTATAATATCATTCAACCCATGGAATGAGAAACACTGGCTCAAAAAAAGATTTTTTGACGTCGAAGATGAAAACATAATGGCGAAGACGACGAACTACATGTGTAACGAATGGCTTGACGAAAGCGATAAAAAGCTGTTCGAGGACATGAAGAAAAACAATCCTAGACGTTATCAGGTCGCAGGGCTTGGAAACTGGGGGATAGTTGAAGGGCTGGTATATGAGAACTGGGAAGAAAAGGAATTTGATTATACAGAAGTGGCAAAAATGCACGGAGTCAAATCAGCATTCGGACTTGACTTCGGGTATACAAATGATCCAACAGCTTTATTCTGTGGATTGATAGACGTGTCGAACAGAACTATATACGTTTTTGATGAAATATATCAGAATGCCATGAAGAATAGGGAAATAGCGGAAGAAATAATCCGTAAAGGATATGGAAAGGAAAAAATAACTGCCGACAGTCAGGAGCCGAAGTCAATTGACGAGCTTTATGACTTAGGGCTTAAGGGAATAAGGAATTCAAGGAAAGGTAAGGACAGCATTAATAATGGAATCCAGTACATTCAGGATTATAAAATCATAATACATCCGCGATGTGTTAATTTCATCACTGAGATATCAAACTACATGTGGGACAAGGACAAGTTCGATAATGCGGTTAATAAGCCCGTAGACGACTTTAACCATCTGATGGATGCTATGAGATATGCACTGGAAGATTATACGAAAGGACCTACATTTTCTTTTGATTAAGGAGCTGAAATGTTTGAATTTATAAAAAGATTTTTTAGGAGAAAAGATAAAATGGAAAAGGACAATATAAGTTTATCGGAAGTTGAGAGTATCATAATGTGGCACTTTTCAAGCGACAGTTATAGAATGATGCTTGACGGCAACAGATATTATGCAGGAGAACATGACATATTGAAAAGGAACAGAACTGCAATAGGTGATGACGGAAAGCTGATAATGGTTAACAATCTACCAAACAATAAGATTGTAAATAACCAGTACAAAAAGCTTGTAAAACAGAAGGTGAATTACATTGTGTCAAAAATACCAAGTATAAGCACTGACAACGAGAAATACAACGACCTGCTAAATGATTTATTCGATAAAGGATTCCTCAAAACGATTAAGAGAATAGCCACTGATGTCTATAATAACGGTATCGGCTGGCTATTTTTATATGTTGATGAGGAAGGAAATTTGAAATTTAAGAGGCTGAACTCCGTTGAAGTTATCCCCATATGGACTGACAACGACCATACAGAACTTAAATATGCAATCAGAAAATATACCAACCAGGTATACAGTAACGGAAAATACGAAAAGGAAACACATATAGAGCTTTACAAGGACACAGGTGTTGAATATTACACTCTGAACGATAATAAGCTTAATCTGGTTGAAAAAAAAGCATACCTGACAGTTGACGATACACCATATAACTGGCAAAGAATACCGCTCATAAGTTTCAGGGCGGACGAACTGGAGCAGCCTCTGCTTAACAGGGTGAAATCACTGCAGGACGGACTTAACATGCTTATGAGTGACTTCATGAACAATATGCAGGAGGACAGCAGGAACACGATACTAGTTATAAAAAATTATGATGGTGAAAATTTAGGTGAGTTCAGGAGAAACCTGGCAACATACGGAGCCGTAAAGGTCAGAGAAGAAGGAGAAGTGTCAAGCTTACAGGTTGAAGTGAATGCAGGAAACTATGATGCGATAGTGAAACTTCTAAAACAGACAATAATAGAAAATGGAGCAGGATTTGACAGCAAGGCCGATACACTTGGAAATAATCCGAATCAGCTGAATATCCGTTCCATGTACTCTGAAATTGATTTGGAGGCAAACGATTTTGAAACTGAATTTCAGGCAAGTTTTGAAGATCTGCTATGGTTTGTTGCAAATCATTTAAAGAATACCGGACAGGGTGATTTCCTTGCTGAAAAGGTTGAAGTTGTACTTAACAGGGATATTTTGGTTAATGAAAGTCAGGCAATAACGGACATTAAAAATTCAGTTGGAATAATATCTGAGGAAACAATACTTGCCCAGCATCCATGGGTTACAGATGTGCAGGCGGAACAGGAAAGGTTGAAAAAAGAACGTAGTGAAAACATAGAGGGCTATGGAGGATTTGGAGAGCACAACCACTCGGATGATGTAGATGAGTAAGAAATACTGGCAGGACAGATTTATTGAGGAAGAGGAAAGGCTTAATAAAATAGCAGGAGACGAATTCCGGAGACAGCAACTGGAATATGAAAGAGCTATCGCGAGAATGAACAAGGATATCGAAGTATGGTACAACAGAATAGCTAAGAATAACGATGTATCACTTGCGGAAGCTAAGAAGATGCTTAACGACAAAGAACTTAAGGAGTTCAAATGGACACTTGATGAATACATCAAGTACGGAAAAGAGAACGGGATTGACAAGAACTGGAATAAGGAGCTTGAAAATGCGAGTGCAAGAGTGCATATAGAAAGACTTGAAGCTATGAAGTTACAGGTAAGAGGAGAAATAGAAAAACTTTATAATGGCCGTGAAAGTGGATTTGAAAGTTATCTCAAAAATCTTTATAAAGACCAGTACAACCGTACGGCTTTTCAGATAGCGAAGGGTACAGGAGTAGGGACTAACATATACAGCCTTAACGATAAACTGGTAAATACAGTTATTAAAAAGCCATGGGCTCCTGACGGGAAAAACTTTAGCGACAGGATTTGGGAGGATAAGGACAAACTTATAAATACCCTTCACACAGAAATGACGCAGGCATTTATCAGAGGGGATAGCTTAGAGAAACTGGCAGATAAAATTGCTGAGAAAATGAAAGTATCAAAAGCCAATGCATCAAGGCTGGTGTATACTGAGAGTGCTGCATATTCAAGCAAGGCAAGGTTTAAAAGTTTCCAGGATTTGGGAGTAGAAAAGTATGAGATAGTGGCCACACTGGATAACAGGACATCAGATATATGTCAGGACATGGATGGCAAAGTATTCGACTTGAAAGATTATGAAGTCGGAGTCACTGCGAATCCGTTCCATGTCAGATGTCGAACTACTACGGCTCCTTACTTTGATGAAATGGAAGGCGAAAGAGCCGCAAGGAATGAGACAACAGGAGAAACGGAGTATGTTCCAGCAAATATGAAATATAGCGAGTGGAAAGAAAAATATCTTGATAATAATTCAGAGTTAACAACAGATAAACTGAAAAAAACATCTAAAAAACAGAAGACACTTGATGACATTAATTCAATAGAGGAGATGGAGGAGTTTACAAAATCGCAGAACTGGTTTTATAAAAATGACAGTTTTAATTCAAATGAACTGCTTTCTTACGAGGGGATGGAACTCGAAGCTGCAAAATCTGTTCATAAGACTTATGAAAAAGTATTTGAAAGATACCCTCAGATGAAAGGTAGATTGGCCGCTTTTAACACTCATAAACTGAAAGATTCAAAGCATTTTGCAAACTGCAATATTGGGACAGGTCAAGGAGGGATAACTTTTAATAAAATTTACTATGGTAATCTGGATAAATTTAAAAAACAAATAGCTAAACTTGTAGAGAGAGGATATTTTCCAAAAGGGACAACCTGGGAAAGTATAACAATGCATGAAATAGGACATGCAGTTGATGACTTTCTCTCATTTAATGCGAAAGTTTTAGGGGAGCTTCCTAACAAAAATATAGCATCAAATTTAGTATCAAGTAAAATAAGACCTAAAATATTTAGAAAATTAAAATTGCAAATTGGAGATATAGCAGAAAAATTGAGTGATTATGGATCTACAAACGCCCAGGAAACATTTGCAGAAGCATTTTCGGAGTTTATGTCAAGTCCTAAACCGAGAGAACTTGCAAATGAATATGGTAAAACAATTGATGAAATGTTTAGTAAAATAGAAATGGAAGACAGTTTTAAAGGATTGGGTTCAGGGAATAAAACAGTTGTACTGGAAAAAGATGTGCGTTATAGGAAACTTGGCAATATAAAAAATACAGGGTATAATAATCCTGTAGACCTGTTAAGAAAATA